TCTAATACTGGTGTTGCTACAGTTACTTCAGGTGGGTTAGTATCAGGTATCACATCTGGTTCAACAATAATTACCTTTACAACAAATGATGGTTCATTCACAGATACAAGTACTATTACTGTATCAGAAATATATGGGTTTGGAAAGGAGACCACAGGTGGAGAGGGTGGAACTCTTTATACAGTAACTAACCTTAATACAAGTGGAGCTGGTTCTTTAGCAGATGCAGTTGGGCAAACAGGAGCAAGAATCATCAAGTTTGCAGTAAGTGGGGATATTGATTATGGAGATGTAGGAACCTTAGTAATAGTAAATGATGATATAACTATAGATGGTTCAGATGCACCAGATGGAGGTATTTGTATTAAAGGTGTTGAAGTCCGAATAAGAGCTTCTAATGTAATTATAAAACATATAAGAATTCGACTAGGAGATAATGGTTATAAGAATGCAGCTGGTCAAGTTGTGGGAAGTGATGGTAGTGATGTAGGATGTCTTTTACTCGATGGAAGCACTAACGGAGCTATAAGCGATATTGTAATACAAAATTGTTCTCTTAGTTGGAGTATTGATGAAGTGCTAGATATGTGGACAGGTGGAGTAACTGGGAATATTAATAATGTCACTATACAACGTTGTATAATAGCTGAAGCACTTAAAAACTCTCATCATACCGAAGGGGCACATTCAATGAGTGTTTTAATGAATGGAGCAACTAATGTTTCTTTTTATAAGAATTATTTTGCTCATGCTAATGAAAGACACTTAAGAACACAAAATGAAAGTACTTTTGAACTTGTAAATAACTTATTTTATAATATTACAAGTACAGGTGTTTACGGACATGGTTGTGATTTTGATATAGTTAATAATCATTTTAAAGAAGGGAATAATCCTTTCACTAGTACTAAATTAACTAATGATACTGCTGATGGTGCTTTTACTGTTGCAGATAGTGATGTGCATATTGTAGGAAATACTAATGATGGTGGTTTAACAGAAGTCGATAGTGATTATGTAGCTAGACAACAAGGCAGTACAGCCGTAGCTTCTACTATTCTTCCTGTACTTAACAATGCGGCAATGATTTCTGATATTTTAGATAAAGCTGGAGCATATTTTCCAATAAGAGATTCTGCTGATACTAGAGTTATAAATGACTATATAAATAATACTGGAAATATAATTGATACTCAAGAAGAAGTCGGAGGATATCCTATATTAACGGAGCTAGAGCCTTCTAATGAAATATATGGTTTTGGAAGATTTACTACAGGTGGTACAGGAGGTGCTAGTATTGTAGTTACTAATTTAAATACTTCTGGACCAGGAAGCCTAAGAGAAGCTATAGATACTGCTGGAGTTAGAACTATAACTTTTTCAGTTAGTGGTAATATAGATTGGGGAGCTGGAAATAACTACTTAAACATAAATATTCCCAATCTAACTATTGATGGTTCTACAGCTCCTAATGGAGGGATATGTCTTAAAGGAGTTATTGTAACAATTAACGCTTCAAATGTAATTATTAAGCATATAAGAGTTAGAAGAGGTGATGTATTATTTTCAAGGGACGCTATTCAAATAGCAGCTGTAACTTCTTCTATAGAAAATGTAGTAATAGACCATGTTTCAGCAAGTTGGGCATCAGATGAATGTCTTAGTATAACTGCTACTGGAGGATATTCTGTGACAAATGTGACTGTACAATATTCTATATTGGCTCAAGGAATAGAGTCAGATGGATATTTTTCTAAATCTACACTTATTTCAGGTACTGCACCTTCTAGAGTTGATAATATAACTTTCTATAAAAACTATATGTGTCATAACGATGAAAGACATATAAGAGCAAATGAACTTACTAGTTTAGAAATTGTGAATAATGTATTCTATAATGTAGGGAGTACTAATAGAACTACAGATGGTTGTAGATTTGATTTAATTAACAACCATTATAAAGAAGGAAATAATCCTTTTGGAACTGATACAATAGCTAAGAATGTTGTTACTTCTAATATCAATCCTGATACAGGGGTTGCTTATGTGGTAGCCGATACTGATTGTTATATAAACGGTAATACTAATGATGGAGGACTAGCTGAAATGGAAGCTGATTATATAGCTATAAATTCTAGTAATTCAGTAATGGCAACCACTATCACTCCTGATACAGTAGCAGATGCTATAGTAGATGTCTTAGCAAATGTTGGAGCAACGTTACCTAAGAGAGATACACTTGATGTAGAATATATTGATGATTATAATAATGGAACTGGTAATTGGCTTCCTGAAACTCCAACAGTATTAACTTATCCCGATTTAACTATATAGGCTATGAGTATTTCAAAAGATTCACAAGGTAAGGAAAGTTCTAAAAGATATAGCGTGATGTGCATATTGTAGGAAATACTAATGATGGTGGTTTAACAGAAGTCGATAGTGATTATGTAGCTAGACAACAAGGCAGTACAGCCGTAGCTTCTACTATTATTCCTGTAGTTAGTAATGCAGCAATGATTTCTGATATCTTAAATAATGTAGGGGCAAATATTCCAATAAGAGATTCTGCTGATACTAGAGTTATAAATGACTATATAAATAATACTGGAAATATAATTGATACTCAAGAAGAAGTCGGAGGATATCCAGATTTGACAGTATAATTATATCCCAAAATGATATTTACTATTAAAATAAATTGTTTATCTTAAAAGAAATGTTTTAATATGGAAAAACAAATCTATTTTCAATCATCATTACCGAGAGCTGGTAGCACGTTATTACAAAATGTTATGGGTCAAAATCCAAACTTTTATGTGACACCAACATCAGGAACTTTAGAATTATTATTTGCGGCTAGAGCTCAATACAGTAACTCTCTTGAATTTAAAGCTCAAGACGCTGAAACAATGAAGAAAGCGTGGTTATCGTTTTGTAAAAAGGGTTTAAATGGTTATTATAGTGCTATAACAGATGCACCATATGTGTTAGACAAAAGTAGAGGTTGGGGGATTCATTATGATTTTTTAGAAACGTTTATAGAAAAGCCAAAGATTATTTGTATGGTTAGAGATTTAAGGTCAATTTTTTCATCAATGGAGAAAAATTTTAGAAAAAATCCAGAAGCTAGTAAAAATATGGTTAATTGGACAACAGGTGAAAATACAACGATAGATAAGAGAGTAAATACTTGGGCTAGTGGTTTACCAGTGGGAATAGCATTAACTAGATTAGCTGAAATTATAAATCGAGGGTTTCATAATAATATATTATTTATTAGGTTTGAAGATTTTACTGAAAACCCACAAAATGAAATTGATAGAATTTATAATTATTTAAATGTTGAACCATTTAAACATGATTTTAATAATGTTACACAAATAACCCAAGAGGATGATGCAGTATATGGTATCTATGGTGACCACACTATAAAAAAAGAGATTAAATCACCAAAATCTGATTTTGATGAAATTTTAACACCGCATGTTAGTCAAAGAATTAAAGAAAATTACGATTGGTTCTATAAGTATTTCAATTACTAACTATTTATTAATAAATTAAAGTGTTATGCCAATTTTATTAAAAAAAATAGATGGTAGTATAATCTCTTATTTCGGTAATAATGGCGGTGCTGATTATTCAGGAGATATAATACTAATTAGGTCAGTAGTAGGTGAAATAGGATTAGAAGATTATTTCTTATTATCTGCAATAGAAGGTTTTACTCAAAATTTTTCAGCTGTTATTGAAGCTGAATTTTGTGCGGTAATACCATCTCTAATAGGACCAACTAATTGTTCATCAACAACAGAATTAAATTTATCATATTAAATGAGGTATCAGAATAGAATTTACATACAGAATCCACATACTTGTATTAGAAACAAGGATATTGTGAATGTAACCACAAGTTCAGATTTATGTGAATTTGATGAACCTAGGTTTACTATGACTGGGGCTGATAAGATTAAAACAGGTACAACAGTTACTGATGACGAGGTTCATATTATTAGTAGTGCTACTACGTTAGATTTAACATTTTCATTTACTGGTAATGTTGAAAATTTTATATTATTTGATGCATCATTTGAATATAGTATATATAAATATAATGTTAACTCTAATACATTTACATCTCCCGAATTATTTAACTCTGGACCAATAGAATGGTCTAGTTTTAGTGCCACGAGTGCATTCACGGATTCAATTTTAGTTTCTGATTTAGTAATTGATGGTGAATACCTAATTAAAGGTAGTTTCGATTTTATAGTATGTACAGAAATTTTAGAGGCATTAGGTGTGACCGAAAATACCTTTAGATTAATTGGTGACCAATATGGTTTATATGAAGAAGAGTTTGATTATTATTTTGCTGCAATAAGGGCCGCAGCAAAACCAATATTTGGTTTAACCCCAGATGATGGCACAGGATTAGGTGCACTTAGGGTAGAATCTTATATTATAGAAGTTAGTGGTACTACACAGGTAATATTATCATCATTTTGGGTAGGTAATCCAATAGTATCTGTTAATGGTGTTACATTATTTGAAGATAATGAAGGTGATTTTACAACCGCTAATAATACTACAATAAATTTCAATTCGACTTTATCTGAAGAAGATATTGTGACAGTAGCATACGTTAATGGTGGTAATCCAAATGGATTGGTATCTGAATCTTTAATTGCACCAACACCAATAGTTTCTGGTATTACTGATGCTGAAGGAGTTGAAACCGTATATTTTAATACAGATACTGGTAAATATGAACTTTTTATTTTAACTGAACCAGTAGATTTTAATGATGTTATAGTAACTTTAAATGGTATTACTTTAGGTAATGGTATAGATTATAGCCAATCTACATCAAACACAAAAAGAATAATATTAGAGGGTGATTTAGTACCAGATGATATTATTACAATTAGTTATAATTCAGCTGGAACATATGTTGGGGTTATTACAGTTGATAATTTTGATTTGGTGTGGACAATAACTCCATCACCAATTAATACAAATGGTATATTTACAGCATTTGTTGCTGATGACTATTCATTCTCTGCTGGAACTATTATCTATACAGCAACAACAGGGTATGTTATTAACCAAAATTCATATTCGGTTAATATTGATTTAAGTTCATATAGTGGTACAACGGCATATTATAAAGTTAGAAATCAAAAAAACTATCCAGTTTTAAGTGGTGGGACAATTGAAACAATAACAGATAGTGATATAATACCAATTGAGATTCAATTATAAAAATAAATTAAATAATTTGTTTACTTATTCATATTTATAAGTAAATACAATATAAGAAAAAGATTATGAGTTATATTATTAAAAGCACACAACCATTTACAAGTGTAAAGTTAACTGAGACTGGTAGAGAAAAATTATCCAAAGGTCAATTAAATTTTAACACTTGGTCTATTGGTGATTCTGAAATAAATTACGATAGAGAAGTTTACGTACAAGACGGTGTTTTGACTGGAAGTACGAGTGTTGTATTAAGACCTAAAGATAAGCAACCAAATTTAAAGTATTTTATTAACAGAGGTACTGGTACGAATACTTTTTCATTTGGTACTAGTGATATTAGATGTATTAAATTAACTGTTAATAATGAAGCTGATGAAAGAGGTTTATTTACAGGTAGTTTAGCGACTGGTTTTACAACCAATACATCATCATATGTAAGAACTTCAGGAACTTCAGTTACAATTGGAGGTGGTACATCATTAACATTAGCTGGTGTTGAAATAGGTGATTTTTTATTAGTAAAAGCGGGGTATTCAGACTACACAAATGAAACACCACAAGCTCATCTATGGTTTAAAGCTCAAAACGTTGTTGGTAGTACAGTAACAGTTGATAGAGAACTCCCAAACGTTGGTGCTACAAATGCTGTGGTAGTTTATAAGGGTGGAAATATTTATGACAATGAACCAGACTCAATTTCTTATTGGGATACTGGCACATTATCATTTGATAGCTCATGTGATATTACTACAATGGACGTTCCATTATGGAATATGAATGTTCCATTCTCTGAAGACATTATGGGCGTTGATAACCCATCATACGAAACTCATATTAATTATGGTTCATATGATTTCTTAGGTCAAAAAGGTAATTTCTTATATTCTCCTAGTAATAACATTGATTTAAAATCAATTGCTATTATTCATTACTCAAATAAAACAATTTCAAATTTATATGGTGAATTTTTCTATATAGATAATGATACTAAAACAGTTAAAATACATTTACCTGATTTAATGTATCATAGAAGAGTCTTCAGTGGTTCAACTACTGGTGATAAAATGGGTATGACTTTTGTTGCTGAAGGTACTGCTGTATCAACTGGTGTTAATGGTTTAACATACATTCCATTAATCGAAGACTCAACGTTAGTAAATGGTACACCTAGAGAGGTAGGTAGAGTTTATACACAGTTAAAAATTATGACAATTGATGATGCTGAAATTGTAGCAGCAATGTCATATAAATCAAATAGAAATTGGACCTTACCAGCATTAAGTCTAGACCAAGTTAATCCATCAGGTGGTGTAGGAACAGGTATATTAGCGGCTGGTGAAACAATTTATGTAACTTATGTTGTTGACAATGAAAGTGGTACGGGAATTTCTGAAACATTACCATGTCAAAATTATGGAACACATGTTAATAATTCTTCAACTTCGGTAGATATTCAATTTAATATTGAAGATACTGGACTTTTCCCATATATTAGGGATGATGGTTCAAGTGGTGGGTTCTATGGTGATACATTTAAAATATTATATCAAATAACAGATGGTGAAAGACCATCAAGTGATTCATGGTTAGAAGTTGATTTCACTTCTTCAGTTTTAACAACAGGGTTTGTTGATTCAACAAAACTTGAAGTTCAAAATCCAAATGCTGCATCACCAACAATTTTTGAATTAAATGCTACTACAACAAGTGGTGCACCTATATACTCACTTATAAGTACATTAAGTATGGCTGCAACTAGTTCACCAGATAATTTACAATTTGGTGATGAAAGATTTTTCTATGGTAATGTAGAGGCTTTCATTGGGGCAACAATTTTCAAAACGATATTTAAGGTTACTATTAACGCTAGTGATTTTAGTTTCACTACAAATGTTACTAGAAGTAGTAACCCACAAGATAATCCACCAAATATTAAAGTTACTGAAGTAGGTATTTATGATAGTGATGGGGATTTAGTAATAATAAGTAAACTGAGCCAACCAGCGGAATTAACTCCAGGTAAAACAGTTATATTAGAATTAGGTATAGACTTTTAAGATATGGGATTTTTAGCAAGCGCAGATACAGTAACAATTACAGCCAAATTAACACCATTTGGTAGACAACAATTATTAACTAATAGTAGTAGTATCATTACACAATTTAGTTTGGGTGATTCTGATGCTAACTATACTGGTGAATTAACATTAGGTAGAGGTGAAGTACCAGCATTAGCTGGTGAGATAGGAACCAATAATTTATTTAGTAATGGGGTATATTCTGGTGTTAATATTAAATCTCCTATTGTAGTTAATGATTTAGGTGATATAAGAAAATTAGTTTCTGCTGGTTCTTCATCAGTGGTTATAACACCTAAACTTTTAGGTTTAACAGGTGTAACAGGTTCTACTGTAACTCAACTTATTACTAATAGAACTGATGGTGATAATGACGCATATTCAAATTTATTTAAGACATTCGGTTTACCAATAACAACTAATGAAAAATTAAATTATTCATCAATTAGTAGCCCTACAGGTTATTTAGATACTGCAATTAGAAACCTTAATCAAAATAAGATTATAGTAATGGCAATAGATAAGTGTGCTTATGGTGAAACTTTAGATGGTAAAGCAATTAAAGTAGAATTAGAAACAAGTGGTGGAACACCATATACGTTATACTCTACATTTCAAAAAAGTTTAACTCCATTAACAAGTGTTGATAATCAAGTTAAGGAATTATTAGGATTAGGAACAGCTGTTAATAACAATGTGGCGTTTTTATTTTCTGACTCAATTCAAAAACCAAATAACAACCCTAGTCTTAGTTGGGCAACTGGTTTTGGAACAACCAAACCATTTAGTCTTAATAATAAACAATTATTTAATTCAGTTTCTGTTCCATCAACAAATACAAATGTTGATAATGCTGTGGGCATTGCTTATTTAGATAAAGGTTTTATTGTGATAACAGAACCAACAATAGTAAATAATTATGACCCAATAACAGCAACTGCTACAACGGTAGTTACTTATAACCATATTTCAAATGAAGTAGCTCAAAACATTACTTGTATTGTTGAGAGAGATGAGTTTTCAACTACAAATAATTCAACATATACTACTGGTGATTTAATTAGAGTTAGTGAAGTGGCGTTATATGATACATTTAATAATGTAATAGCTTATGCTAAGAGTAATGAGCATATTATTATTGGTGCAAGTCAATATGTTGCATTAGGTGTTAGAATTTTAGTATAAAACATTTACTTTTTAAAATTTTTGATTATATTCTTTTCATAAATTAATTATATTCATGGAAAATGAAGAGTACATATTAGGGTTAGACGTTTCAACCAAAACAATTGGGATTGCATTATATAAAAATACGGGTTCTAATGGAGAGTTGATATTACTTACACATGTAACACCTAAGATTAAACCAGTACCACCGACAAAAACACAAGAACTATTTGAAAAATGTAATATTTTCGAAGAAGAGTTTTTAGACAAATATAAAGATTTAAATATAACTAAGGTTATTATTGAAGAACCTTTATTAAGGTCTAATAATGTCAACACTGTTGGTACATTATTAAGATTTAATGGTATGATTTCTAGGTCAGTATACCAAAAATTAAAAATAGTCCCTGATTTTATTTCATCATTTGATGCAAGAGCGTATGCTTTTCCAGAATTAATGGCAATTAGGACTCACAACAAGAAAGGTGAGAAATATCCAGAAAAAGAAATTCAAAAGAAGATTAATGAAGATAAAAGAACACTTTTTGGTGCTTTTGATTGGGAAGTTGATAAGAAAACTGTAGTATGGGAAAAGGTTGCTGATTTATACCCACAAATTAATTGGATGTATACGAGGAATCACACATTAGCAAAAGAAAATTATGATATGACAGATGGTGCTTGTGCGGTATTGGGTTATATGAATAAAATTGGTAAATGGCCTATTGACTGTCGAAAGTCCTAAAATAGAAGTTTTTGAGTCTTTTCCCATAAATTTACATATTTATATTAAAAGTGAATCTGTTATGGGTAAAAGAATTCCTAGAAATTTAAGTAATAAACCAATTTGTGGTGTTTATTTAATTAAGAATAATATGAATGGTAAAATATATATTGGTCAATCAATAGATATTGAACGAAGATGGGCGCAGCATAAATATGGTAAAGGTAATTTAATAGTAAGAAATGCTATTAAAAAATATGGGATAAATAATTTTTCATTTGAAATATTAGAAAAGCTCAATATAGATGGTAAAAATAAAGATGAGATTAATGAAGAATTAATTTCAATTGAACAAAAATATTTTGATGAATTCAAACCATTTGTTGGAAATAATGGTTATAATATTCAAAAAACATCAAAACCAAATTTAACTCCAAATAGGGATTCTAATTATGGTGAATTAATTAGTAAAATAAAAATTGATAATAATCATTGTGGTAAAGGGGTTAGTCAATATGATTTAGAAGGTAATTTAATTAAAAAATGGAAATCAGCGGCTCAAATTGAACGTAAATTAGGTTATAAAGCAGAGTGTATATCTGGAGTTTGTTTAAAAAAAAGACCTACCTATAAAAAATATATATGGGTTTTTACAAGCGAAGATATTTCAAAAGGAGAAATTAGAAAAATAAAAGAAAGGGTGACACCAAAAAAAATTAAACAATTTAATTTAAAGGGTGAATTAATTAAAGTTTATAAGAATAGTAAAGATGCTTCAGAACAAACTAATATAAAACGAAGTGGTATAACTAATGCTTGTATGGCTCACACAAAAACATTTAAAAAGTATATTTGGTTATACGAAGGTGATAATTTGATTTTACATAATCATATAAAAAACACGGATAGAATAATCAAACAATATAATTTAAATGGTGAAATGATTAATACTTGGGATAATGTTAAAGATGTGATTTCATCACTTAATTTAAGTAAATATGCACCTAAACAAATATTTAGGGTTTGTAATAATGAAATCAATTCTTATTTAAATTTTAAATGGAAATGGGGTAACTAATGACAGATGCGGCTTGTGCTGTATTGGGTTGTATGAATAAAGAAGAGGTATGGTTAGCCGAAAACAGAAAATAACTTAAATTTCATAGTTTTATTTTTTTTAATGAAATCGGTCTTTTAAGGTCGATTTTGTTTTTTAATTAAAAAAATGTATCTTTGCACCATGTCTATTGTTGTAAACATACTTGAAAACTTTTTAGGAACACCTCGTTCCCACTATGAGCATAAGCATCAAGTGGGTTTCGATTGTCCTATGTGTTCTTCAGATAAAGGTAAACTTAATGGTGATGGTAAAGGTAACTTAGCTATTAACTATAAAAAGGGTGTGTATAAATGTTGGTCCTGTTGGGAAAGAAACAATATGCATGGTAGTGTATTATTCTTAATTAGAAGATACGGTAATAAACAACACCTTAAAGATTATTTACTCGTAGCACCCAAAATTGACAATCGTCTAGAAGGTGAACAAGAGGTAAAACATATCACCGTTAAATTCCCAGAGAGTTTTAGAAAGTTTAGTGAATCAAAAGAATATCACACAAATTTTACAACAGCATATAAATATGTTAAAGCTAGGGGTTTAACTAATGATATTCTTAAAAGGTTTCAAATCGGTTTCACTTGTGATGGTAAACGTAAGGATAGAATTATTATCCCTTCATTTGATATTAATGGTGAATTGAATTATTACATTGCTAGGTCTTGGGATAAATACAGTAAGGCTAAGTATATGAATCCTGAATCTGGTGTTGATGCGGATGATAAACAAAATATTGTTTTCAATGAGTACTTAATCAATTGGGATTCAACAGTATATTTAGTTGAAGGTGCTTTTGACCATATAGTAACTCCTAATTCAATTCCGATATTGGGTAAGTATATTTCAGATAAACTATTTCACACTTTACAAACAAGATGTAAATCAGATGTTGTTGTTGTTTTAGATGGTGGTGATGAAGAAAAAAAAGATACTAAACTACTTTATCGAAAACTTAACTCTGTAAATCTTTATAATAGGGTTAAATTCGTCTATTTAAAGGACGGTTATGACTTATCTCTCATTTATCAGAAGAAAGGTCCAGCTGGAATCATTGCGGCTCTTAAAACGGCTAATAAGTTTAAAGAAAGTTTACTTTAATTCATGAATTGTTTTAATATAACTTCTTTATTTGTATTATTTTTAGTCATACATAGAGTTCCATGGTTATTTTTATAGCAATCAAAATTCCCATCATTACTTAATTTATTCCAAATTTTAGGAATTTCAGTTTTATTATGTTGTCTACCTTTACCAGAATATAAATGACCTAAATCATTTATTAAGGCGACATATATTTTATAACCTAAACCCAAACCTTGTACATCATTACTTATTTGTAAATGAATTTGATAAAGTTCACCATTAACTATTTGTATGTCAGCGGCTATACCACCGTTATTTAATTGTGAATCCCAAGGGAGTTTAATTATCATATTTAGAATTCTACCATTATAATCACCTTGGTCTAATAATAAATCTTCAGCTCTTAAATTTTTAATCTTAAGTTTTTCATTATCGTTAAGTTTAATATCTTTTACTAATCTGAAATTTGGTAATGAAATAGATTCTTTAACCATTCCAATTTCATATTCATCATCCTCTGGTCCTTCAGTGTCAGCATGTCTATAAGTTAATTCTTCAGATAAAACTTCTTTATCAGTTAACGTAATAGTACTAGGGTTATAAACTATGATATGTTTATTCATACCTCTATCATCGGTCCTATCTATAACAACACCATCATAACCTAATTTGGTCATATTTCTAACAAAGTTTACACCATCATATCTATAATATTCAATCCAAACTTGTAAGAAAACATCTTTTTCATTATCGTTATATTCAAACATATCTGAAATAGAACTATATATTGCGCTTTCTGGGTCTTCACCCCAATTTTGTGCATGTGACTCCCAATCTTCAGCCATTCTAATTAATTGTTCTATATGAGCTTCATTGGCATTTTCTGAAGCAGATTCATCAGTAATGAAATTACCATTTAATTTAGCTGTATATAAATTACCACCATAAGCGGCTGCATTATCATAATTTGTTGTAAAGTAAACACCTGGCCCTTCTTGGTCAGTAGCTTCTTCACCACCAACAAATTCATCACTGAATTTTTTAAAATCAGTTGGGCTACCATGATAGGCTAAAAACCCTAACTTTTCAGTTTCACCTAATACTTGCTCATATAAATTTCTTAATTTCATATTATTTAAATATAAATTCAAATCCAGCTGTTTGAAAGAATAACACAAATTCTTTACCCCAATTAGATTTATAAGCACCACTTTCTGGGTCCGACATTATTGAGTGTTTTAACCATTCTTCAGGTGATTCATCATCATCTAAAATTTGAGAAAAATCAACATTATTAATTAATGTTTGAACATTAATGGGTTTCTTATTTTTCATCATTTGATGCCAAAGAGCCTCATTTTTATTTGATAAACTTCTTATTTTATCACATTGACCAAAATAAGATAATTTATTAGCTTCTTCGTATAATTTTCTTAACCTACTTTCAAATTGTAATTCCATTTGATTTGGGTCTTTAACTTTTGGTTCTTTTGGCTTTGGTTGTGGGTCCATATCAAAATTTAATTTTATACGACCTTTATCTAAGCCCATAAAATAATCAATAACACTTAAAGGGCCATAAACTTCATTATTATCCATAGAAAATAATTTACGGTCATTTTCTTCTTCCTCTTCTTCAGTCTTAGGAAAGAAATTTAGAGGTTCAACCAATACATACATAAAGTCATTATCATCAGATGATACTGAAAAGTCAATAAAGACGTAAACAATACTGTTAGTTGAATAGGAACCCCAGTCTTGATAGTTAGCCCCACCATCCCTTCTAGAATATGTAAAACACCATAATGAGTTACAACCTAATTCTTTAATGGCATCAACATCAGTTACTTCAAGAACTAATTTATCACCACTTTTATGTACTACTTCAAGATAATGTTCATTAATAATTTTATTAATTACATCTTTCGTTAAATCTGCACCACCAATTAGATTTTCTTTTTCTTCTGCAAAATCTAACAAATCTTTAAGGGTTGTGTTAGATTTAAACATTTTACGAATAATATTTTGTTTTAATTCTTCATCACGATTATTAAGTTGTGAATATAAACCTATAAAATATTCTAAACTACTACGATACTTATTCATTTCGCTATAATCTCTAGGTTGTCTAATATCGGCCTTCATGTTTCTTTTAGCAATCTTTGGTAATTGTTCAAACATATCTAAAATAGACCTCCTATGTTTAAGTGCTGTATTAAATTGAACTAATGAACCTACATCACCTTCTTTATAATCAATTACTGGAAAAACATTTTTATTGTAGTCTTTTAATTCTTGATATGATTTTTTAATTTTTTTCCACCTATCGATATCTTTATAATCATCATCACTTTTATAAATTTTTTCTTCATCGTATTTATGGTTTTTATCGATAGCACTAAGTGCCCAATCACCTTGCCTATAGTCTTGTTGTAACTCACCCCAATAAAGGTCAGACATCATTTTGGTTAATGCATCACCACCAGTGACTTTATCAATCATGATTTTTCTAACCATGGGTGATAAACGACCAGTTTTAAAATAGATTTTATCTGCCTGTTGCAGATTCTCAACCATTAGATAAAGTTCACTTAATTTTTTCATTAAACTTTGAATTTTCTATTTGGCGTGTTAAAACCTTTCTTTCTCATTATAGTTTTATTAATTAATTGAAATTCTTTGGTATTTCTATCATAAGTTAAAACAAATGGTACGTTTATGTCATTATTTAAATCCATTATTACAGCCTCAGTTTCTTTGTTAAAGTTAGTTAATCCTTTACCATGTTTATTATATAATCTATTAAAAGTGTTGATAATTTCTTCAGATTCAATCTCTTTTCCATTTCTAGAATCATTAGCTCTATCTAAAAAGTGAGATGAGAACTCGATATCAATATGTAAAGATTTAAATAAATCATCTAAATATTGTTCAATTTTCTTTAACCCATATTCACTAACATATTCATTTAAAACTTCTTTATATAGATTAGTTAATTTCATATTTACCCTTTTTCTATAAATAGTTGTTTTTATTGTAAAAAAATAGTATATTTGATTAAATAGTATTAATATTAATGATTTATAAAGATGAACTAGAGAAAATAGGTGCTGAAATACGTGATATTATAAGTGAAAAACAAAAAGAGCTTGAATTAACGTTTGTTGAAGATAGTCACACTTATTACATTAAAACCAAAGAAGGTGACATTACAAGTAAATTTCCTTCAGTATCTACAGTGATAAAACAATTCTATGTGGATTTCCCTGAATTAGAGATGTCTTACAGTATGTCAAATAATGATATTGTTGAACAAGACCGATTGCTTAAACAATGGAGAGCTGAAGCTGATTATGCTAATTCAAAGGGTTCTAGAGTGCATTATCTATTAGAAACCGACCTATTAAAAGAATATGGTGGTTATAAAGAAGTTAGGGAACCAATTTTTGAGTGTGATGAAACACAAATCAAAGATGGTAATGCAATGATTGATGCTGGACATAATTTTATTAGAACCATGCACCGTAGAGGGGCTATCTTATTAGATACCGAAATGGTGTTAGGTAGTAATGAATTAAAATATACTGGTCAACCCGATAAAGTTTGGTTAATGTTCAATGAGAAAAAAGAATTGGGGTTCGTATTGACAGATTGGAAAACCAATAAAGAAAAAAACTTTGAGATTCATCATTATACAACCCCAATGTTACCGCCATTTGAAGATGAAATGGATACAGCATTAGGACATTACAAAATTCAACTACCATTATATGCTAGATTAATTCTAGATATGTTGAAGGGTAGTAAGTATGAGGATATTAAACTATTTGGTTGTATTATAGTACATTTAACTAGCTTGGGTAAATTTAGAGAAATTAGAGTACCTAAAAAGTTTATTAATAGAGTAATGACAATGGACCCATTACCTAGAATTGATGAAGTTTTTGAAAAGAAAAAAAATGATGTGATAGCTGAGAACGAAAGAATATCACGATTAAATAATTATAACCCTGAAGAAAAAACAAACGACAATCAAATGTGGTTTAATTAAAAAATAAATTATGAAAAATTTTACAACGGCATTTATAAAAGTGATATTTCCAGTGCTTAAAAAAATATTAGACAATTTGTTTAAATTGTTAGGGTTATTATTATTTCTATTAACATGGTATATTTTTACCTTCGAAAATGAAATGTTTAATGAAATACCAACAAATGATATGATATTTTTAGCCACGTTAATAATAATGAGTCAATTTACAGATTAAATATGAAAATAGAAGTTTTAAAATCGAAAATCTCACACATTAGAGTGAGTGAATCACATATTAATAACGAAGGTGTGATTAGAATGAGTAAAAGTTTAATGGATGACGCTAATTTAGTTAATTATGAAAAAGTCATCATTTTTAATGAAAGTGGTAGAGGTTCAGCTGAACCTAAATTCGCATTTATTGAACAGTTTGATAAAGAAGTTGAACACCATGATATTACTACACCAATAAGGATAGCTGGTGTTAATGATGATATAACAATAATGTCAGTGGGTACTGCAACGGTAGATGAATCGTTTAATAAACCTATCCTTATTAATATGAATCCAACATTTGTTTAATGGTTAAGAAAGTATTACATTTGGCTGATATTCATATTAGGACATATAGAATGCACGATGAATATAAAGAAATCTTTACAAAATTTATTGATGAAGTTAAAGAGTTTTGTAAAGACTATGATTATGAAGAAGTTAGAATTGCAATTGTTGGTGATTTGGTTCACCAAAAAATTACAATATCTAATGAACAACTAATACTTAGTACTTGGTTCTTAAGGGAATTGGCTAAAGTGGCTCCAGTAGTGCTAGTTGCTGGTAATCATGACTTATTAGAAAATAATAAAGATAGGATTGATAGTATCTCACCAATGATTCAATTATTAGATAACCCTAACATCAAATTCTATAAGGAAAGTAAGTGTTATGAGGATGATAACATCGTTTGGTGCAACTATTCAATCTTCGAAGAGAATGAAAGACCAGATATCGAGATGTATAGAGCTTCATTCCCAATTAATCCAGATAAAGAACCAACACTTATAGGTTTATATCACGCACCGATAGCTGGGGCAACAACCGATATTGGTTATGAATTTGATGATAGTTACACTGATTTATCTCATTTTGAGGGTTGCGATATAGTCATGTGTGGAGATATTCATAAAAGACAAAAATTCGAACATAAGGGAACGCCAATAGTTATGCCAAGTTCTTTGATTCAACAAAACTTTGGTGAATCGGTGGATAAACATGGGTATTTGATTTGGGATGTGGAATCCAGAACATATATCGAAAAAGATATTGAAACTAGATATGGATTCTATCAATTCAAGCTAAATTCATTGGAAGATATTGATAACGGTACTGAAAAATTAACAAATGGATAATAGAATACCAACTTTTGATAGATGGAAAGCTCATTGGGTGATAGATGTGAGTTATAACAAATACTTGTATGATAGAAAAATCTATACGTGGGATGGATTAGTGGCATTACATAAAGAAATATATAATGGTCAATAAGAAACTTCAGGGTGAAATAGAAGAATATTGTAAACTCAATGAACTTGATGTTGCTGAGACTTTAAATGAAGCTCTTAGGAGTGGTTTTACAATACTTCAGTATGGTATAGGACCCAATAAACCTAAAG